TCATCGAGCCAACTTGTTCTAGCAATGCTGTAAAGTCTTTTGGATCCATTGTATCTAATACCACCTTGTTTAGGTAAAGCGCACCTATACATTATAAATAGATAGTTTTTGAATTTATTGCTGCTTGGATTTCTCTTCGAAATGCCTTATAAGCCGGTCGACAAACCACTTTCGAAGGCCATTTGGCAGGCTGTACGCTTCCGTGAAAGACCAGTTGCCGTGTTGTATGAGGGTGAATATCTCTTCATAGGTTCCTTTCTCTAGATATTCTTTGCTAAGACCAAAACCAGCCCAATGAAAAGGGCACCTCCTTTTCCGAGGTGTGGGAACATTCTGGGCAGGTCACTTCTTGTTTTGTATCTATTGTTGGAACGTTGCTATTATGCACAATCCTGATCTTTCTTGCATCAGCAGCTGGTAGGATTTCAGCCAACTTGTTCAAGTTGAGCCTATCTGTTACACCTGCTGCTTCGACAAGAACCATCCTAATAAATTCAATTGTCTCATTAAATGGTAGGTTTAGTTTGCTTTTTTGTTGTCTTGATGACTCCAGACTATCATAATCAGAAGGAGTCATAAGTTTTATCTGCACATCTAACCCTGTAGATGGCAAAGTGAAAGAAATAGTATTACTTGATTCAAGATACTTCCATTCTTCTGATGTTGAAAGTGTGTAGGGGTTTTCTTCGTTCTTCTTTAATATGTCCGACAACTTAACACTCATTTCGTGTTCGGCGCCGCAATTCTCACAAGAAGTGTTAAATACAACATCATCACCATATCCTGTTTTTCTTGCAGACATAAGGATTGCCATCTTATCACACTCTAGCAAGTCATCTGCCTTTACATTTGGTGTAATCATGATAGCATTGATCAACTTATCAAATACGATGCCCTGACTAATAAAGCTATCGTTTATCATGATATCTTCTTCTGCTGCCGTAACTGACTTAACCTCTACTTGGGTCAAGCCTGCGAGGGGAGTCCCTTCTGTATACAGATTTCCACCGCTTGGAAGGTGCACGATCTCCGTTGGTACCACAAAAGATAGACCAAAAGGATTTGCATCCTTTTTGACTTGTGGAGGTGGAGATGGTGCTGGCGGCTGAGGTTTAGGTGAGTTTTGTTGTGGAATTTGAATTCGCTTTCTATTTCTAGACATGTTTCCTCTTTGTTAGGTGAAAAGATTAACCTTCTGGGTTGAATCCGACGCCGGCTTGACTATTGAAAGTCCATAGACCAGGTACCTGATTTGAACGACCTTGTGGTAAATCTTCGATTGTTGCATAATCATACTTGATTCCAACAGTAATATTAAGCAGTTCGTCTGCGCTATAATCTAAAGTATCAAAATCAACTGATGTTATTAGCGGATTCTTGATAACCCAAGTCTCGATTGGGGCAGTGCCATCTGCATCGAGTTGAGATAGTTTTATCTCTGTTCCGAGTGCGTCAACCATGCCTTGCTTAGATATTGTTGCTGCAATTGCTTCGTTATAGTTACTAGGGATGACATATCCAGAGTTTTCTAGAATCTTATAAAGACTCTTTGTAGAATCAGGATTTACTGGATCCACAATAGTGATCGATATATCCTCCCACGTAACACGCCCAGGATAATTAAACTCATAGTTTAAAAATTGATGGGGAGTGGTAGCTACTGCGTAGGCTGGCTTCTTTACGCTCTTTACGACGAATTGTGGTACACCTGACCAATAAAGAAGCCATCTAAACTTCCTTTTTGGCTCTACTGTTTTTTCGCTCCAAAATGCCATTATATTAGTTCTCCTATTATTATATATTACTCTTCTCTAGTTTTTCTCAACTATTAGTCATCAAAAGATGCACCAGAACGCGTTATTACAAAATCAACCGCAATGAACTCGATGGCCCTTGCAGGCTTCAAGAAAATCTTTGCATACATGATGTTTCTATCAACAAGATCAGGTGTTGTTGTGGTCTTATCCAGAACAACCTTAAAGTCTGTTAAACCAAGTCTTGTCTTAACGCTTTCCAAGAACGGGACAACTTGACCAGTAAAGCGGTTCCAAGTTGCTGGAACATTCTGATCGAAGAGCAATCCGTTTGCAATTCTTGAAACTTCTTTTTTCACGAAAATTAACAGGCGACGAACATTAATTCTGTCTAATGCAGATGGTGTCATCTGAAGAGTCTTCTGACCAAAGACAACCAGACCTTCAGAAACAAACGAAGCTATTGGGTTAATGTTTGCCTCGTACAGCTTGTCTCTCTGAGAAGATAAGAGTTGTTCCGAAACTTGAAGCACTGGCAAGCCAGCGTTTCCTTCATTTAAGCCGCCGCGGTTGAAGCCGGCTGGTGCGAACCAAACCTCATCGCGTTGTTCGGTGTATCCCATAACTCCCAAAGCAACAACTGATGGCGGGACCCACTGGTCTCTGCCGTTAATGGTGTCACGAACCTTTACCCATGGATAATATGCAGCACCATAACTTGAGTTTAGTTGTCTCTTAATCAAAGCCTTGGCTGATTTTTCAGGGTTTGTATTATCAACGCGATCCTTGAAAGATGTGCATTTTGCCTCCGAAGGTGGAATATACACGTCTGGAAGATCGATAATCGCAAGCGCGTCGGCTCTTGCTTCACAGGTCTGAACCAGCTTTCTGGTTAGGACAGTGTTGGTGATGCCTGGCATTACTGCAAGGTTCATTTCGAGCATCTCAGGATCTCTTATCAGCTCAATCGCCCTATCGATAGATGCATGAGCATAACTATTTCTGGTTGTCGAATCTGGGCCAGCAGCTCTTGCGCTCATGTTAAATGGGTCTGCTTCTGTTATATCTACACCGTCAAAACCACCATGTAGTGGCATCGCGAATGAGTTAACCAAACTCATCAAAGATGAAGCGGAATTCGCAGAAGTGTAGGCGCCGCCGAGACGGTGGGAGCCTGAATTAAAAGAGATGGTCCCCGGGGAGTATTCCGACAGATCCGAAAGGCTGGTCTCTGGATACAAAACTACATCATCGAACGTAAAAATGTAAGAATGCTTTGTCGTTGTGTTATCGGCTACTCCATCGAGTTGATCTGTTAGGTGACCAAAAGACGAATATCTTCTGAGATGGTCTTTAATTCCAAGGTTAATCTCTGTAAGGCTTTCGACATTCGATCCTTTCTTTTTTTGATAAGGTGAATGGCCCATGGTGTAATTTGCAACCAAGTCTAAGCCTTGGGAGGCAGTTATGACATGTGGTACTTGGGCCCAGGTTAATTTAACAGATGTCATAGCCTCAGTACCAGTGGTGCCGGCAATGGATCCAGTCAAATAACGAGCAAACGAGCCGGTGAGGCCGGTGGCTGGTATTACGGATCCAGTTACATCCACTGGAACAATTGGGCCAAGGTACCCAAAAGGAACATGCTTTGGGTTCGATGATACCTTTCCTGTTTCTGAAAAGTATGTTCCCATTTCTACTCTAATATATGATGATTGATTTGGATGGTCGCCATACAATCTGTTTCTTTTTTGAGCTATGTCCCATTCGAAATACTGATCTCCAATTCTTCTGGCTATAAAGTTGTCTGAATTTGGGTTTAAATTCAAGTTTTCGTAGCTGTCAACGGCATGTAATTTAATACCTCTCTTTTGTACAACCACTACATCAAACTTACCATAAGGACTTGGATTACCTTCATCTGCTATTTTAACATTTTCAACTCTAACGTGTAAGTCCATCCCTTGTTCGCCTTCTTGTATTGCAACAAAGCGGAACAATTTTTCAAGCTGTTCTGGGTCGAAGGATGCAGAGACGCCTAGATACTGAGGTATCACCCACCCGGATTGGGCAGCGGCTGCTTCATGTTTAGAACTCTTAAAGTCAGTCATGTTATCGTGCATCTTAATTATAGCTGCCTGAACCTTTCCAGAACCAGACACATACATTCTTTCATATTCTTCTTCAAAAGACTCGCCAAGAAAATAACAATTTGCCAGTGTTCCACTAGGGGCAGTTGCTATCTCTGTATTTGTTGCAACTGGGTTGGTGTTAAGTACGTCTCTTATATAGTCTCCTGAACCTGGTCTAAAGGAAATCGCCTTCTTGACAACTCCGCTGTTTGAACCCGAAATCAATAATGTGATTTTATCATTGGTAAAATCTGCCAGTTTCGCCGTGTGGGCGCTGCCGGAATCGAGCGAAGCCTCCGCGTCGGTGCCGCCATGTTTCGCGTAACTATCAGCTGCGCCCGCTTCGCCTGACACCACACCAACGGCTCTGAGCCCATCTGTGGCTGACCGGCTTTGGCCATAAAGAATCGCGCCTAGAGTGCCTGCTCTTGAGACGCCGGCGGCTTCCGAAGAGGCTGACGGAAATAAGAATATACCATATGCATCACTGACATCCCAACCAGGCGTGGCAGCATCAGATCCATCCGAATCGTCACCTGCAACACCAAGCAAACGAACCACTGTGACTGGTGAGTTTATATCTGCTTTAAGATAAGCTTGAGCAGCATAAGGAGCATACGCCGGAGCCAAAAGGCCATTTCCATCTCTCCATGGGTCATCGCCCTCATTGCCTGGTACTGGTTCACCGAAAATTTCTACGAACTCCTGGAAGGAGTTTACCTTGACTGGCTTTAGTGCTGGGCCGCGGCGTGTACGCCCTATAATTGCTGGTCCAATGCCGCCTGGCGTCTTTGGCAGTTGGCTTTGGTCGATTTCACTCAAGAACACTCCTGGTGACACAAACTTGAATTTCTTTGCAGACATGTTAACAAATCTCCTTAAATCGGGCTTTATCAAAAGTAAATTATTACTTTAATAAATAGTTTTACGATTTTTGAAAAGAATAAAAGAAAGGAAAAGAGGGCCCCGAGCGTACCCGGGGCCAAAAAGGTGGGATTTAAAGCGCTTAAGCTTTGATGTACTTGATGACTACTTCGTCATCCTCATCAACCTTATTTGCATCAACCAAAACAATGAAGTGTCCGTTTAGGGTTGAACCACTAATACTATAGTCGCCGTTACCAGAACCATGCACTGAGTTTGATCCAGATTGTGCCTGGAAGATACCATTGACGTAAACGCTAATGGCAGCATTGCTTGATGCAGTCTGAGATAACAAGAATGTGCTACCTTCATTAGCAGACGAAGACACAAAGTGGTCTTCAACAGCTACGATGCTGAATGCACCTGCACTAGCCTGGAGGCCGTCTCCTGCTTGGGCTGTTGCAAGATCTGCAAAACTTTCAACTTTATGAGCGCCGGTATTGCCGCCATCTCTAAAGAGGAAGTGGTCTGCAGAAACGTCGATAGCAGCTGCGTGGTCGCCACCTGCAGAAACATCCGCAATTGTGTTCAACTCTACTGCAGTTGCAGCAATCGCCGTTCCACCGAATGTAATTGCAGTCAAGCTTGCGGCCGCAACAGTAACTCGGTCGGCAGTGACCTGATGCAATGTCGAGGTTCCAGAACCCGAAACAACACCAGCAACGGAGATTGTTGTCAATGCTCCAGGGCCGAAGGAAGAAATACCTTCAACATTCAAGGTGCTAGACCCTGACAAAGTTGTAGCCTTTACTGAGGATTGCGAAGATGCACCGATAGTTGCACCATCAATAGCGCCGCCATTAATATCAGCGGAACCAACTGTTACTTGGTCAAGTGTTGCATTTGCCAATGTGGCTGTCGCAGAACTTGAAAGCAAACCAACAGCCGAAATGGTTGTTTGGTTCTCTGTGCCAAAACGTGCTTGACCGGCGATATCCATCTGGCCGGAGCCAGAAATTGTGGTGAATTTACCAGAAGTCTGGGAACTAGCACCAATAGTCGCTCCGTCAATTGCACCGCCGTTAATATCAGCGGAACCAATTGTCACCTGATCTAGGGTAGCGTTAGCTAGTGTTGCAGTTGCAGAACTCGATAGCAAACCGACAGCCGAGATGGTTGTCTGGTTTTCTGTGCCAAAGCGTGACTGTCCTGCTATATCAAGAGTGCTGGAGCCGGAAATCGTAGTGAATTCAGCTGCTGCAGGGGTTGATGCACCAATTGTAGTGTTGTTAATAACAGCACCATCAAGAGTGCCACCATTAATATCAGCAGTGGCCGCAACAAGCTGGTTCATGGTAACCTTGTGAATTGTAGAGTCACCGGAACCAGAAACCGTGGTGAAGGAGCCAGCCGCTTGAGAGCTAGCGCCGATTACAGCTGCATCGATGGCGCCACCATTAATGTCAACCTCTGCCAATGTAGCTCGGTCGATAGTGAGCCTATGCAATGTAGCTACACCAGAGCCACTGATAACCCCTGATGCAACCTCAAGGCCGCTGGAGTTGATCTTTAGTACTGCGGTGGAACCACTAGTGATTCTTAAACCGGCATCACTATCATTCCATCTAATCGCAGCAAGGCCGTCGCCGCCGTCGCCGCCGCCGATCTGAAAACCGCCATCAGACAGATTTGATGATGAACCAGACACACCAGCCACAACCAAGAAGTCGCTGACCTCTAGAGTGTTCTGTGTCACCGTATTACTATTAATTGTATTAACATCAAGAGTATTAACAGTGACGCGGTCGGCGGTCAATTGGTGCAGAGTAGATGTTCCAGAACCTGAAACAACACCCGCTGCTGAAATTGTTGTCAATGCTCCTGGGCCGAAGGAAGAAATACCTTCAACATTTAAAGTACTGGAACCTGAAAGGGTTGTAGCTTTTACTGAAGACTGAGAACTTGCACCGATAGTCGCGCCGTCGATTGCACCACCATTGATGTCTGCAGACCCAACTGTGACCTGATCAAGTGTTGCATTCGCCAAAGTAGCAGTTGCAGAACTTGAAAGCAAACCAACCGAAGAGATGGTTGTTTGATTCTCTGTACCGAAACGCGCTTGGCCGGCGATGTCCATTTGTCCAGAGCCGGAAATCGTGGTGAATTTACCTGATGTTTGTGAGCTGGCACCAATCGTTGTTCCGTCAATTGCGCCGCCGTTGATATCAGCAGAGCCAACTGTTACTTGATCAAGAGTTGCATTGGCAATGGTGGCCGTTGCAGAACTTGAAAGCAAACCGACAGCAGAAATAGTTGTCTGGTTTTCTGTACCAAAACGGGACTGACCTGCAACATCAAGAGTACTAGACCCTGAAATTGTAGTGAATTCAGCTGCTGCCGGGGTTGATGCGCCGATGGTGGCGTTGTCGATTGCACCACCATTAATATCGGCTTCTGCGATTGTTGCGCGGTCCAAAGTAACTCTATGTACAGTGGAAACACCAGAACCTGAGAAGATGCCGGTATTCATTCCTGTGCCGGCCGTTAGAGAACCAGAGCCGTCAAAAGTTAAGTTTGATGATGCTGCAAACGTGGTACCATGTTGATTAAACTGAACTTGTGTGTCACTACCTGCTACTAAGGATCCTAGTAGGTTTGTGACCGAAATTTTCTTTGAGACGCTACCACCAGATTCTTCCATCGGAATGAAAGAAGAACCCATGATAGACGCCGTTGCCGCCAATTGGTCGACTGCGATTCTTAGGCCTGCCTTATTGTCTGTTGATGCGGAAAGCCCGCCTGCGGACTTGAGATTTAATTGGTCCGCCGATACTGTAGTTCTTCTAGCCACTGAGTCACCTCCTTCGCTGGAAGCTTCTGTGTTGTCCATTCCGGCAACGGTAAAGAGTGCTCCAGCATTTGTTGTTGTTATGGTTACATTACCACTATCACCATCTGTATCATTTTCTAAACTAACTGTACTATCTGATCTTGTTGCAGTAATGCCAAGTTTTGATCCATTAACGATCTCCTTTATGGCCTCTGCAATGTTTGCTGTGGTCAAAGCCGTATCTGAACCGGACCCCGCTATGGTGCCACCACGGAAATAAATTTCAGTGTTTAGACTTTCACCTGGGAAGTTATTATTTGTTCCCAAGTTATCATCTCGGTTTCCGTAAGCGGCACGCATGGTGGCACTAGTGTATTCTTCATACCCATAGCTAATGCCTCTTTGTTTCGCATCACTATCAAGTACTCCGTTAGGATCCTTGAGCACAATGCGACAAGCATTACCTTTAAATCCAGCTGTCTTATATTGCAACAAGACACCACGAGTATATGTGTCGGCGCCGGAACCATACTGGTTACTGCCTAGACTGCTTTGTCGAAGGCCGTCACCTGATGCTTCTTTCGCAAGCTCGTAGGCGTCAATGTTGATGTTTCCATCTTCATATGCTGCCTTAAATGCGCCGTAGAAAGCCACCGGGAGACGATATTCAGCATAGTCATCACCGCCGCCAGTCGTAGTTACGTGAACCAAATAATTGGTGCCCGTAGTGTCTTCCTGGTATGCGGAGTACCATGTTTGGCCCGCTCCGTTTTGTGCTTGGTGGCGATATACATTACCACTCATATGACCTTCAACTGTCGATTTCTTTCCCTGGGTTGAACCACCCATACCGATACGAATAGTGTTTCCATCAGAATCAGTCACCTCCCAGTGAAGACGACTTGTTATAGCAATAAGATTATCTGAACCATCTAAGACGGATTCTCCAGATATTGCTGCTGCTAAGGTATTGACAGAGGTTGAATCGTGCATCCAAAGA